AATAAAACATAGCAAATCTTAAATTCTAAAAATGGCTGCGATTATAACTGATCAGTTGAGAATTAAGAATGCGAGAACGTTTATAGATAAGATTCGTTCCTCGACAGATTCTTACTATACTTTTATTGGTCTCCCAAATGCTAACGAAAGCAAGTCCGACTGGGATAGTAGTCCTCCTGCTCCTAGGGACTGTTTTGATGACGAGAACTTCTATTGGGACACTATGATCGCAATGAAGAAGATCTCTGCTGATGATATTAGACCTGTTGTTCGGAAGTTGTCTTGGGCATCTGCGACAATCTATGACATGTATAGACATGACATAAACAGGAATAATCTATCAGATTCTTCAAATAAGACTAGTTTATATTCTTCTAACTTTTATGTTGTAAATAGCGAATTTAGAGTCTATATCTGTTTACATAATGGTATTGACCCAGAAAACCCAAATGGTAAACCATCTTTGGATGAACCAAAATTCACAGATTTAGAACCTCGTGTTGCTGGTACATCTGGTGATGGATATATTTGGAAGTATCTTTATACTATTAGTCCTAGTGATATCATTAAATTCGACTCTCTTAACTTTATTCCTCTTCCTGTAGATTGGGAAACAAATAGTGATTATACACCAATTAGGAATAATGCTAAAACAAGTGGTCAAATAAAGGTTGCTACTATCGCTAATAGAGGATACCTTGTTGGTCCTGCTAACACAACATATACAAGGGTTCCAATTAAAGGTGATGGATCTGGTGCAGAATGTACTATTGTTATTAACAACGACTCTAAAGTAGAATCAATTACCATATCAAATGGTGGTAGTGGGTATACTTATGGATCAGTTGATTTGGTTGCAGGTAATGTACCTGTTGGTAATACTACACCAATCTTTAATATTATTATTCCTCCCACAGGAGGTCATGGATTTGACATTTATAGAGAATTAGGTGCATCAAACGTACTAATTTTCTCAAGAATTGAAAATGATGATTCAAACCCTGACTTTGTTACTGGAACTAAGGTTGCTAGGATTGGAATTGTTGAAAATCCAAAAGCATATGAATCTACTTCTACTATTACAGATGATAGAGCAAGTGCTATTAATGGAATAATTTTAAAAGGATTATCTCCAAATGATGATGACTATAAGACTACTTCCTTTGAATCTAATTCTTATGTTACTCAACAGGTAGGAACAGGACAAACTGCTGTTGGAAGAGTTATATCTTATGATAAAACTACTGGTGTTCTTAGGTATTGGCAGGATAGATCTCTGGTTGGATTTAATACTGACGGTACACAAAAGACATCTCCTACATATGGATATGGATTAAATGATTTTACAGGAACTACCGCAGCTGGTGGTAACTTAAAAATTGTAGGTGGTACGAAAGACTTATATATAGACAACGGGTTTGGATCAATCGCAAATCCTGGTATAAGTACAGTGATAAATAATAAAACATACTATTTGGGTCAGACTTTTATTAAAGGTGTGGCAAATCCAGAAGTTGAAAAGTACAGTGGTACTGTACTTTACGTTGATAATAGACCTTCTATTACAAGGTCTGCTAACCAGCGAGAAGATATTAAAGTCATTTTGCAATTCTAAGGTAGTAACTTAACAGATATGGCACAAGAAACTAATCTCAATGTATCGCCTTATTTTGACGATTTTGATGTAAAGAAAGATTTTCATAAGGTTTTATTCAAGCCAGGATTGCCAATTCAGGCTAGAGAATTAACAACATTACAGTCGATCCTCCAAAATCAGATAGAGCAAGTAGGAACTCATCTGTTTAAGGAAGGATCTTGTGTTATTCCAGGGCAAATAAACTATAACAATAACTTATTTGCGGTTGAGGTTGAAGAAAGTTTTTTAGGTACTAGTATTGTAGATTATACTGAAGATTTACTTGATGAAATAGTTAGTGGATCTAATTCTGGTGTAAAGGCAAAGATTATAGACTATATGGAGTCAGAATTCTCTCCAAGAGGATATGTGACTCTATTTGTAAGTTATCTTGGGTCTGGTGTTAATGATAAAGATGTTTTTGATGATGATGAGACTTTACTACTTAAAGAAAATGTAGTATCTGAAATTGCTCAAATAACCTTACAAGCAGGTCAGGGTTGTGCAAAAACTGCTCCAACAAAAGCTACATCAGTTGGATCTGCAGTATTCTTATCTGAAGGTGTATATTTTATAAGAGGTCAATTTGTAAGAGTTGACAGTGAAATGTTGGTTCTTGATCCTCACGATGAGAATCCAACATATAGAGTTGGTTTAGAGATAACTGAAGAGGTAATTACTTCAAGTAAAGATCAGTCTTTGACTGATAATGCTAAAGGATTTAATAACTTTGCTGCTCCTGGTGCAGATAGATTAAAGATTAGTGTAAAATTAGCTAAGAGACCTTTAGATTCTGAAAAGAACGAGAACTTTGTTGAGTTGATGGTTATCAATGGAGGTTCAGTATCTCATATTGATGATAAGATTAAGTATAATGAACTTGGAAATGAATTAGCAAGAAGAACATATAGTCATGCTGGAGATTTTTATGTAAAACCATTTACAATCTCTGCAAAAGAATCATTAAATGATAACAAGGGTAATAATGGTGTATTCGGTATAAATCAATTAACTTATGGTAATCAAACTCCAAGTCCAGATTTAGGTACATATAAAATATCTCCAGGTAAAGCATTTATTAAAGGATTTGAAGTTCCTGTAAGAAATGTTGTATATCTAGATTTTGAGAAGACAAGAGTCAAAAAGGTATTAAAAAATCAAGCAGTAAACTACTATACAGGACCAACTCTAACTGTTAATAGAGCATATGGTTGTCCTAGAATAGGATTTACAACAACTTCTAGTATTAGTCTTAGAGATTCTAGAATTGGTGCTAATGCTCATGTTGCATCAGGTAAAGAGATTGGTGTTGCAAGAGTATATGATTATGCACTAGAGTCTGGATCATATTCATCTGCACTTCCAGCAACTAATGAATTTGATGTAACACTATACGATATTCAACCATACACTGAGTTAACAGTAAACCAAGCAATAACTTTAACTGTACCTACTTACATCAAAGGTAAATCTAGTGGTGCAACGGCACACTTAAGGTTTGGTACTACTACTGGAATTATAACTGCATATAACTCAAGTGGAACATTTACACCAGGTGAAAAACTAATCTTTAATGGTGTAGATAATAATAGAATTGCAACAGCAATAACAGCACATTCTATAGGTGCAGTTGAGTCTATTCATAGTACAGTTGGTGTTGGTACATTTAATGCTGACGTTAAACCATTTACAAAGATTGCTTATGGTAATGTAAATATTACACCTAAGTCTGGAACAGCACCTGGAATATCAACAGTTACAGTTCCTGGTGGTGGTTTTAGAAATAAAGTAAAAGCAGGTGATTTAGTATCATTTACTAATCCACTTTTAGGTAATACAAATGTTAAAACATTTGCTGTAGTTGATAGTTATACTGATGATAATAATATTATTATTGCAGGTGTAACTACAGTTGCAGGTGTTTGTGATGGTGGTCTTCCTGCTGCAGCAGCTCAACCAGTTGATTTTGAATTAATTGGATCTAAGTTCCAATCATCTACAGATAATAGTCTCTACACACCACTACCTAAAAAATGGGTTGCTAATGTTGATTTAACAGAGTCTAATATTACAATTAGAAAAGAATATGATGTAACTATCACTGCTAATGCTACTAATACTATACAAGCAGGTCAAAATGAGACATTCTTGGCATATGATGAAGAAAGATATGTTTTAACTAATGATGCAGGTGTTACTGAGGAATTAACTCCAGATAAACTGCGTTTTACCAATGGTGGTAGAGAATTAAGAATATTTGGATTATCTGCTACTGCAGGATCTGCAAGATTAGTTGCTACTCTTAATAAGATTAATATTAAGAACAAAGTTAAAAATAGAATAAGAACTAACTCAATTATTGTTGATAAGTCTAAATTAGTAACTTCGGGTGTTGGTACTACATCATTAAATGATGGATTAACATATGGTAATTATGGTTATGGATTAAGAGTTCAGGATAATGATATTTGTCTTGGAGAACCAGATGTAACTAAAGTTTATGGTGTATTTGAGTCTGGTGCTACTGAAGATCCATTAATTCCAACAGTTAGTGTATTCAATATGAATGGTCCAACTGGACGTGTTGATGACTTAATTGCTGGTGAAGAATTTGTTGGTAAAACAACAGGTGCAATAGGTCTTTATATTGAACGAATTAATAGTGCTAAAGCAGCGTTTGTATATCTAAGTGATTTAAGATTTGAATTAAATGAGCAAATTGAATTTGTTGAGAGTGGTATAACTGCTACTATTAATGATTTTGATCCTGGTGATAATAACATTATGGATAGGTTCTCTTTAGATAGTGGACAAAGAGAGACTATTTGTGATTATTCTCGTCTTATTAGAAAACCTAACACTAGAGATCCTAGAAAGAAAATAAGAGTTATATTTGAATCTGCAGAATATGCATCTACTGATGATGGTGATATAACAACTGTTTCTTCTTATGATCAGATTGATTATTGTGTATTACCTGATGTTAGAGAGAACACAAGATTAAGTGATATTATTGATATTAGACCAAGAGTAACTAATTTTGATTTAAATTCAACTGCAGTATCTCCATTTGAATTTAATGCAAGAGTATTCTCTGATGCTACAAACTCTGCTAAGAATATTTTAGCGTCTGACGAATCAATTAATATTCAATATTCATATTATCAACCAAGAATTGATAGGATATATTTAACTAAAAGTGGTCAATTCCAGTTAATTAAAGGTATTCCTTCTGATACACCAGTTCCACCTATTCCTATTGAGGATGGATTGGAAGTTGCTCTATGTAAGTTGCCTCCATATATCTGTAATACTGAGAATATAGAAGTATTACTTAAATCTCATAAGAGATATAGGATGCAAGATATTGCATTATTGGAAGATAGAATCCAGAATTTAGAGTACTACACTGCACTCTCTCTTCTAGAATCTAATACAGAAAGTTTGTTTATTCCTGATAATGCTGGTTTAACAAGATTTAAATCTGGTATTTACGTTGATAACTTCTCAGGAACAGCAACTCAGTTAAAACTTGGTAAAGTAACTAATAGTGTTGACCCTGCAAATCTTGAATTAAGACCAACACACTTCACTACTGAAGTTGATATGTTGATTGGTTCTAGATCTCTAATTGGTATAGGAACAACTGCAAATCCAACTGCTGATCCTAGATTTGTTACGGATTTAATTGGAAATGGTATTAAGAGAACTGGTCAATTATTAACACTTGATTACAACGATGCACCAAGAATTGTACAGGGATTTGCTACTAGAGTTGAGAATGTTACTCCTTATCTTGTAACTACTTACACAGGTAACATTGTACTATTCCCATCATCTGATATATGGATTGACCAAGTTAGACTTCAACCACAAAGAATTGAAGTTGACAACTATACTCAAACCCGTAGACAGTTAGAATTTGATGGTTATGATCCACAAACTGGTTTAGGACCTGTTAGATGGGGTGCATGGAATACTACATGGACTGGATCTAGTACTAGCAGTAGTTCTAATAGAATACAGACAGGATCTAGTTCTAGAAATAATGGAAGTGCAATTGTAACTACAAACTCTTTCCAGACTACAACTACTACAACTACCACTAGAACTGGTACTTCAACCAGAGGTGGTGAGAGACTTAGAGTTAGTGAGCAAGTAGATACTGTAAATGAAGGTGATAAGGTAGTAAGTACCTCTGTTATCGCATTTATGAGGTCTAGGAATATTGAATTTACAGGACGTAAGTTTAAACCATTAACAAGACTTTATGGATTCTTTGATGGACAAGATGTAAATGCATTTATTGTACCAAAACTAATCGAGATTAAAATGATTAGTGGTACATTTACTGTTGGTCAACTTGTTACTGGAACAATGGCTGCAGGTACAGTTACTGCAACTAATGCAGCAACTCCTAGATTAACATTCAGAGTAGCAACATCTAACCATAAGTTAGGACCAATTGCTTCACCAACTGATGTATTCACTTCAAGTCCTTATGATGAGACATATACAGTTCCAGAAAGTTATTCAAGTTCTTCAATTCTACTTAACGTAGATACTGTATCATTAGCAGACCAAACACAGGGTCTTTATAGTGGTTTTATGAGATCAGGAATGAGACTTAGAAGTGCTACTGGTGAAGCAGAAGTTACTGCAATAAGACTATTCAGTGATCATGTAGGAACAGTTATTGGATCATTCTTCATTCCTAATCCAAATATTACATCTAACCCATCATTTGAAGTTGGAACTAAACTATTCAGATTAACAAGTAATTCTACTAATAGTACTATTGGTGGAATGACGGGAACAATGGGTGAAGAGCAATACTTTGCTCAAGGTACAATTAATAATATGCAGGAGACTATCAGATCTACTAGAAGACCTAGATTTGATGTTCAAGCAACTTCTGAAACTCGTCCTGCTACAGATGTTACATCTACTCAGGCAGTAAGTACAAGTAGTGAGACAACGAGAGTCCCATTACCACCCCCTCCTCCACCTCCTCCACCCCCACCTACGCCTCCACCAAGGCCAAGACCACCTAGGCCACCTAGACCTAGACCTAGGCCAATACCAGTGCCGCCACCGCCTCCACCAAGGCCAGTGCCACCCCCACCTCCACCTCCTCCCCCACCACCACCTCCAAGGCCACCTACGCCTCCACGGAGACCTGCAAGGGGCGGTAAAGACCCTCTAGCTCAATCATTCTCTGTCCAAAATGACGTTGGATTCTTTGTAACCCAAGTAGACATTTTCTTCAGAACAAAAGATCCACTGCTACCTGTAACGGTACAGTTGAGACCGATGGTTGCTGGCGTTCCTTCAGAAGAGGTTTATCCTTTTGGAGAAACAATTGTAGAGGCAAAAGACATTTTTGAGTCAGCAGATGCTGGAACACCTACTACGGTTAAATTCCCATCACCTGTTTACTTAGAACCAAAAACAGATCATGCTATCGTTCTACTATCACAGTCTAACGAATATACAGTTTGGATCTCCAGAATGGGTGAAGTTGACATTACAACCCTTCTGCAACCAGAATCTAGACAGGTTGTTGTATCCGCACAACCAAGTCTTGGATCTCTATTCAAGTCGCAGAATGGTTCAACATGGAACCCAAGTCAGTATGAAGACCTTAAGTTTAGTCTTTACCATGCTGATTTTGTTGAAAAATCTGGAACAATATCGTTCTACAATCCAGAATTAGCAAAAGGTAATAACCAAATTGCTACATTGGTCAAAGATTCTATGGAATTTAATTCCAAGAAACTTATTGTAACAACGGATGATCTTGTAAACACTAGTGGTTTAGTTCTTGGAAATACAGTTATTCAAAAGAATGCCAATGCATCTGCAAATTATGTTGGTGCTGGTGGTTCTGCAACTGGTGATCTAAGTATTATCAATGCTGGTATTGGATATACACCTACAAATGGTTCCCAATTTACATTTACTAATGTAGCTTTAGATTCCTTCAGTGGAATTGGTAAAAACGCAACTGCTGACATCACAATAGGTACACAAAGCGGTACAAGTGGTGTTGCTATTGCTGCAACCATTAATGCTGGTGGATCTGGATATCAGGTTGGTGATGTTCTATCAGTACCTACAATTGGTAATGATGCTTTGGGTAGAAATATGCAACTATCATTAGGTGCAGTTACTGGAATTAATGAATTAGTTCTGGATGATATTCAAGGTGATTTTGAAATTAGTAGTACAAAACCACTTCAATATATCAGTCCTTCTACTGGAATTACCACTATGGTATCCGTTGGATTTGGTTCTGATGTAACTATTAGTGATTATGCACTAAACAGTTTAGAAGAAGATGGTATGCATATTAAAGTGAACCATAAGAACCACGGTATGCATCAAGACACCAATAAAGTGATTGTTAGTGATGTACATTCTGATACTAAGTTAACTACTTTATCCGCAGAGTATACAAACTCTAGTTCTGCTGCTATTGGTATTGCTAATACTGCAGGATTTGAATCCTTTGAGAATGTTGGTGTTGCTGCTACTAACCCTGGATATATCAGGATTAATGATGAGATTATTTCTTACACTGGAATTGCTGCTGGTCAGTTAACTGGAATTACTAGATCTGTTGATCAAACAACTCCATTTACTTATCCATCTAGAACACCAGTTGAGAAGTATGAGGTTAATGGAATCTCTTTGAGACGTATCAATAAGACACATGATCTTCAAGATGCTACTCCTACAAGATCTATTAGTCTTGATTCTTACTACATTAAGATCAATCCATCTCTTGATGGAACAGATCGTAGCACTGGAATTGGATTCCCTAAATTGTTCATCAATGAATCCAAGTCTGCTGGTGGTGAAGAGATGCATGCAACTCAGAACATCCAGTTTGAAGCAATAAGACCTGTTGTTCAGACAATGGTATTACCAGATACCAACATCAAGGCAGAGATGAAAAATACTACTGCCAGAAGTATTGATGGTATTGAACAGTCCTTTATTGAGACTGAATCAATTCCAATCAATATTGAAGATGATACTTACCTTGATTCACCAAGAATGATTGCCTCACGAGTCAATGAACTTGCACAGTTAGACAGTCGTCCTGGTAACAAGTCTATGGAAGTAACATTTACATTATCTACCTCAGATGGTGATATCTCTCCAGTCATTGACTTGGATAGAGTTGGTATGGTTCTTATAAGTAATAGAGTTAATGCTCCAATCACTGATTATGCTGGTGATTCTAGAGCGTCTACAATTGCTGAAGATCCTACATCCTTTGTTTATGCTAATAAACCGATTCAATTAGAAAATTCTGCTACTTCGATTAAAGTCTTAATGGCAGCATATACTAATACGGCATGTGATCTGAGGTGCTTCTATTCAATATCAAATGATTTAGAATCCGATCCAATTTACTATCCATTCCCTGGATATGATAACTTGGATATCAATGGAGCAATCAGAGATATTGCTAAGAATAGTGGACTACCAGATAAGAAGATTCCTAAAACGGATGTTCTGGCTCATGGTAGTGATGAACTTCCATTCACAGATTATGAGTTTAGTATTGACGATCTTCCTGAGTTTAGATACTTCAGTATTAAGATTGTTGGAACTGGAACAAATCAAGCATATCCACCAAGGATACGTGATCTAAGGGCAATCGCATTAGCATAGTATGTACAATCCACGTTTTTTAAAGGTTGAAGGTCATAGTTATCTCGTAAGAGATACTATGTCCAATGCCATTGTTAATACCGATAAAAAGGGATATGAACAATACATGACTTTGAAGAGAGCACGAGGAAGAGAAAAAGACAGAGTTACAGCTCTTGAAGATGAAATTCAAGGGCTTAAGTCTGATCTAGGTGATATTAAATCTATGTTAGGACAACTGTTAGATAAGTAAAATGGCAAAACCATCAAGTCGCCAAGGACTAATAGATTATTGTAAGAGGCAATTAGGTGCTCCTGTATTGGAGATTAATGTTGCAGAAGAGCAGATTGACGATCTGGTAGATGATGCTATTCAATTATTCCACGAACGTCACTTCGATGGTACTACCCAAGCATTTTTAAAGTATAAAATAACTCAAGAGGATATAGACAGAGGTACTGTTGAATATCCACATGAAGGAGGCAAAGTTGGTATTGCTACTACTTCTGTAACAGATAATATTCCTGGTCAAGGGAATGTAACTTTTAATTGGTATGAGAATGGCAATTATATAAAGGTTCCACCCTCAGTTATGGGTGTATCAAAGATTTTTAAATTTGAAGGTGGTGGTGGACTTTCCGCTGGAATGTTTAGTATTAAATATCAGTTATTCTTAAATGACATTTATTATTTGGGATCAACTGAATTACTAACATATTCAATGACCAAGAGTTATCTTGAAGATTTGGATTGGTTATTATCAACTCAAAAACAAATAAGATATAACCAGAGAGAAGATAGACTTTATGTTGATATTGATTGGAGAACACAGGTTCCAGGTAACTATCTAATTTTAGATTGTTATAGGGCACTTGATCCTGCTACTTCTGATCAGATTTGGAATGATAGATTTTTAAAACCTTATTTAACTGCTCTTATTAAGAAGCAATGGGGTATTAACTTAAGTAAGTTCCAAGGAGTTAAATTACCAGGTGGTATTGAGATGAATGGAAGGCAAATACAAGATGATGGGCAGAAAGAAATAGATGCTATTCTTGAAAAGATGTCTTCTACTCACGAATTGCCACCATTAGATATGATAGGTTAAGATCATGGCACTTAACCCATTTTTCCTACACGGATCTAAAGGAGAACAGAATCTTGTTCAGGACTTAGTGAATGAACAATTGAAGATGTTTGGTATAGAAGTTTATTACATACCAAGAATTTTTGGTAATGAAAAATCTGTTATGGAAGAAGTTTCTAGATCAAACTTCGCAAATGCTATTCCTATAGAGGGATATGTTGAGACTTTTGATGGATACTCTGGAGCAGGAACACTTTTATCTAAGTTTGGTGTTCAAGAGTTAGATGATTTGACATTGATTATATCTAAAGAGAGATATGAGGAAGAGATACAAAAACGTATAGAACCATTAAAGGGTGTCAAGTTAGCATCTAGACCAAAAGAAGGAGATTTAATATACTTCCCATTAGGTGATAGATTGTTTGAAATTAAGTATGTTGAGCATGAAAAACCATTCTATCAATTACAGAAGAATTATGTGTATGAATTGAGATGTGAACTATTCATATACAACGATGAAGAGGTAGATACTGGAATAGACTTTATTGATGATAATGTGGAAGAAGAGGGTTATATTCAGTCCTTTACACTTGCTGGAATAGCATCACAAGCAACTGCAGTAACAACTCTAGTTGATGGTGGTGTTCGTAATATTATGGTATCTAGAAGAGGTTCTGGATATATGCAACCACCTCAAGTTGCATTTTCGTCTGCTCCTACAGGAGGACAAACAGCAGTTGGTATTGCATCAATGATTACTGGTCTTATAGATTTCTGTGAACCAGATCCAGATAAATCTAGAGTTCAAGCAGTTAACCTAACAAATCCAGGTTCTGGGTATACTGTTGCACCTAGAGTTGGTTTTATGACTGATACTGGAGGTGGTGCATATGGTGTGGCAAATATTGCTGATGGTGTTTGTGGTATTATTACTATCACTAATGGTGGTGGTGGATATATTGGAATACCAACGGTAGCATTTGCACCTGATGGATATAGTGGTATCGGTAGTACAACTATACCAGCAGTAGTGCATGCTGTTGTATCTGCTGCAGGTTCAGTTACTGAACTTGTTTACGAATCTTGTGGTGGATGGTACACTGGTACACCAGAGATATTAATTGCACCACCAGTACAAACTGGAGGAACTGGTACATTTAATAGAGGAGAAGATATAGTTGGTACTGCAAGTAGTGCAACTGCAAACGTTAAAACTTGGAATGCTGTAACTAGAGAGTTAAAAGTAGGTCAAATTGTTGGAACCTTTGTAAAAGGCGAATACATTGTCGGACAAGAGACTGGAACAAAGTTTGCTATAAGTGATCTAAATAGTGACGATAATCCAGATTCTGGATTTGCCCAGAACACTACAATAGAGTCTGAAGCAGATAATATTTTAGACTTTAGTGAAAGTAACCCATTTGGAAATGTATAATTATGTTTGATCATTTTTACCATCAAATTTTTAGAAAGACTGTAATCGCATTTGGAACTTTGTTCAATGGAATCACTATCCATAGGGATGGTGCTTCTGATGACCCATCTGCTATTATTAAAGTTCCATTGGCATATGGACCAACTCAAAAGTTTTTAGCAAGAATAGAGCAACAACCAGATCTGAATAAACCAGTATCTATGAGTTTGCCTAGGATGTCATTTGAGTTTACTGGTATTGAATATGATACTAGTAGAAAATTAGGTGCGACTCAAACATTTACTACATCAATCAAAACTGATAAAAAGGATGTTCGTAGAATTTATATGCCAGTTCCTTATAACATGGCATTTGAGTTAAACATAATGACTCTTTTAAATGATGACGCTTTACAGATTGTAGAACAAATACTTCCATATTTCCAACCAAATTATACAGTTACTATTGACTTAGTAGAGAGTATTGGAGAAAAAAAAGATATACCAATTACTTTAGAGAATGTAAGTTTTGAAGATAATTATGAAGGAGATTATACATCAAGAAGAGTTTTACTGTATACATTAAACTTTACTGCTAAAACATACCTGTTCGGACCAGTTCCAGTTGCACCAAAAGATCTTATCAAGAAGGTTACTGTTGGTATTACACCTGGAGAAAGAAGTTCAGCATATGGTTCTGGTCGTCAGATTGCGTATGCTACACCAGTTGCTACGAAGAATTACACTGGAAATGTTATTGCAAATCTAGCAGAAGATGTTCTTGCAGGTGCTACTGTTATACCAGTAGATGATCCTGCAGGATTAGCAGCAAATACCTTTATTGATATTAATAATGAGACGATGTATATTGAATCTATTACAGGTAATAGGTTGACTGTAAAACGTGCTTCTTATAATACAACTGCCATTGAACATGTTCGTGGTAGTGATGTTAAGGGAATAACGTCTGCTGATAATGATTTAATAGAAGCAGGTGATGATTTTGGATTTGATGGAAACTAATCATGAAAGACAAATTTGAAGATCTAAATGATACTTTTGATATTACACCAGTAGAGTCTGAAGTAGTAAAAGAACCTAAGAAACCTGATAAAGTCTCTAAGTCAAAAGAGATTGATATTGATAAAGATTATGAGTATACTCGTGGTAATCTTTACAGTATTATAGAGAAGGGCCAAGAAGCACTTGATAGTGCTTTAGAGATTGCTGTAGATCAAGGTCAGGCAAGAGCATTTGAAGTTGTAGGACAACTTATTAAATCTGTTGCAGATACCACAGATAAGTTAATGGATCTACAAAAGAAGATTAAAGAAGTGGAAGAAGATAATACTAAAGGACCAACTAACGTTACTAATGCAATGTTTTTTGGTTCAACAGCAGAACTATCTAAGTTATTAAAGAAAAATAGAACTGAGAAAGAAGATAAATAGAAAAAAACTGCGTTTGAAATGACGAGTAAGTCCAAAATTGAATTACCTCCCAATCCAGAGATTGAAGGATTAAGAATAGTGGACTTAATCATCACTGAGATTGAAGAGGCTCACATGAATCAATCATGTGGGAAGGGTCAGTATTATTGTTATACTGATAAAAAATGCAAGAAGATTCCTAAAGGTTCTCATATGAATTCTAAAGGTCGTCTTGTACCAGATGATCCTGAAGGTGATCAAGAGGATGGTGGAGATCAAGCAATTGATCCAGGTGGAATGAGCACTGAGAACGTAGTACTTCATACCGCTGATGGTAAGAAGTTTGCTGAGATCATTGATCT